TTAGGGCGCGAGTCAATGAGTTCGTCATTGATGTATTCCTCGATGATGTCATCTGTGAGGATTTCTGTGTACGTGAATACTTGGCGCGTACCTTCCAAGCTAGTACCCCAAAAACGGTACTTAAGCTTAAAACGGACAAGGCGTTCGCGGTCGTGTGGATGGAACTCGGGGAAAGCAAAACTAGAGTTAAGAGGCAAAATTCGTACACGACCAGGGTGCTTACGGCCAGCAGGATCCACATAAGGCTCTTCATAAGCCACTTTAATAAAGCAATCACCTGACACCGTACCTTGCTGACCAATTTCCCAAAGGACTGTGGCCTTGTTGTTATCCACTTCCCAGACGCGCTCTAGCAGGTCTGGAACGATTGCTTCGGTCTCTTTAGGGCTGCGGAAGTTAACACCCTTACCAAAGGTAAAGTTAATGATGAAGTCGCTGAATGCGCGATAGTAATTAAGAACCATCTGTGTCTCGCCTGTCTGACGGCGATAAGACCAGTGGTGGCCAAGATACATAGCCCAGTTAAGTGAGTAGCGATTTAGGCGTGGGCCGTGGACTTCAAACTCTTCATCCGCTAGTTCTACTAACCCAAGCGGGGAGATGGAGATGGTTAAATCAGATGAGGCTGCGCGATAACTCGGTGGAGAGAAATCCATACCGCTCACTGCTCACCTCTTTCAACTTTAGACAATACTAACATAAATGTCGACTTATGTACAAAACGACACTCAGCGGAAACGTTCGCCTCTAATGAGGTTCTGGCCTACCGGCTTAGTTACTACCTTCTTTTGTTCTTTTTCTTTTTTATCCTGCGCTTCTTTAGCGTAATCGCGGAAGCGTGGATCTACATCTTTCTCAGATGTTACAAACTTGCCACCCAATTGAACATAGCGGGAGTGAACCCAGTGAGCAGCTGCAGGAGAAGGGTATGTGCGGAACTTAGAGCGCGCTTGAGTAGTAAGCATGTTCCAAAGCTTTTGATTTGCAGGGATCTGCTTAGGACCCTTTTTTACTTCTTTACCTGCGATTAATGCCATTAATAATCCTTAGATAGTAACCAGCCCTGCCCCAAGTATGAGGCAGGGATGATTGACTTATTTCTTAGTCGTGGACGACTGCAGGATTGCCAGCCTTCTGTGGACCACCGCTGCGGAATGCTTCCTCAATGCGGTTGTCACCGTGGTCTGCAAAACCACCAGCAGCAAATTCCTTAAGATGATCTGGAGCTTCTACCCATGCAGCAGAACCAACGTGAGCGCGCTCACGCATTGTCTCTTCTGGAAGCTTCTCAAATACATTCTGATTACGGTTTGGACGACCTGCTGCAGGAACGTATCCCTGCATAGCGCCCTTTGTGAATTCCTGTGGGACGTCTGTGTCTGTTGCAATGCCTTCTTCAAAACGAAGTGGGCCGCGCTGACCAGGGGTTGCTGGTGAGACTTTGCGGTCGTAGACAGTGCCAGGACGTTCTGGGAACTTTGGATCTGGTGCAATTGCCATTATTTACTCCTATATTAGGTTGAGGACCTCAGTAAAAGTGTGCTACAGAAAGTAGCTACAGTCAGCCTAAAGTCTTATCTAAAAAACGGACTGGATGAAACTTCAATCTGTGGCATCGTCATTTCGATGGTTAAAGAGCAGGCGATAGCCAACGAGTCTGCGTAGTCATCGTGCGCGTGGGCTTCGTCCGGCGCTTTAGCTAGAAAGTTAGGGCCAGTAAACTTGGTCTCTAGATCCTCTAACTGTTGACGGAATCGGCGGTAACTACGAAGCTTTCTTGTCTTAGCGTGGGCAGGCCAACTAATGAGCTCGCGGTCCATAAGCGCCTTTAAGTGCTTCCAACGCTTAGATTGCTCAGGCTGACTACTACCTACAGCAAATACCTCTGCCCTAGGAAGCAGGAGTTTTAGGCGCTGAGCAACCGCGTCACCAACACCATTAGCGTCTACGCCAACATACATAACGTTGTAGTTCTCTAAGAACTTTACGATCTGGAAGTACTGGTCTTCCCAGTCATCTCCTTGTAACTCCAACCAGTTAAGTACTCTGTGGTCAAAGTAGCCAAATTCATCTGGGCGATCCCAGTCAACCCAGACAACAGTTACTACTGTAGAGTCAATCTTACGGGCTGGGTCAATGCCAACAACTACTGGGGTTCTATGCCAGGCGCGCTGGATCTCCATAGAGGTATCGCCAAGCTTATCCATGGTGGTTGAGGTAACGAACATACCGCGCTCAAGAAGCCACTTACAGTTGTACGACATCTGGAATTCATCTGAGTCTTCGCCAATGCGCAGCTTCTCACGCTTAATGTGCTTCTCATAGTTAGCGTTGACCTTAACCACATCTCGCCAAGTCCATTCAAAGTGGTTCTGGCGTTTGGTTCTACTGGTTTGCCTACGCTTGTTAAGCATGATGCTGTTGTAGAAATTGTTCTTGTGGGTAGTTGGGGTGCCAGTTTTAACCATAGTTCCTGCGTAGTACGCAAGCATAGGAGCGATTGACTTGGAGACTACAAAGTCATCAGCTTCTTGGCACTCATCAATAACAATAAGATGGAAGGACTTAGATTCAATCTTTGCGCGTGGGTTAGCGGTCATCATCATTAGAGATGAGCCAGAGTTCTTTAGCTTAATCTGGCGGGTAACGCCTGCCACACGGCCTACGCTGTCATCAATCTCAGGATCACCTAGGATCTCTAGGGCGCGCTCAGAGGTAAGGCGGTTTACTGTACGACCAAACAGGGTTTCAACCTGACCCTCAACAGGCGCAAACATACCGATCATAATGCCCTCTTTAAACTTACCAAGAAGGTCTGGGTACATCTTGGCTAGGCGCGGGAGCAAAACCATCAAGGTAGCAATGGTGTTAGCAATAGTCTCTGACTTACCGCTCTGACGAGCTGCCAAAGCTGTGATTTCTTCGCTGTCATTAATAATGACGGACTCAATAATGCGGCGGGCAAGCGGCATTTGATAAGGGTGAAGCTCATGACCTACAAGGGCAGTCTGGAATTGAATGCAGCGGTCAACAAGCTTATTGACGAAGGCACGGGAGAGCTCATCAAGCTCAACCTCTTCGTCTTCTATCTCGGGTTCATCGCCCTCTATTTCATCAGGGTAGAACTCGTCGTCTTCATCATCAATTAGTTGGTCCATATAAACCTTTAGTTTATTTTAAAACAAAGAGCCTAAGTCGTTAAACCCAGGCTCTTTGCGCCATCTACGGGGAGAGGAAGAGAGGCGTAGACAATAATAGCATAAATGTCTATTTGTCGACAAATGGGTTTAGCGGCGTGGCGTACGCTTTCTAAGTTGATCCACCATAGCGTGAAGAGCCTCTGCGCCCTTTAAAGCTTCATCTAAGTAGATGTCGTCCCTACTGCGCTGGTACATAGAGAGGCAACGGCCTATCTCATAGATGGATTGGTCTAACCAACCCTCAATCTCAGCTGTTTGTAGTCTTGTTACTCTCTTAGAGACCTTCTCAGAGAATGGCTTGTCCCAGACCTTATTCCGAGAAAAAAGTTTCATCAAATAGTCCGTCCTGAGGCTTCCAAGCGTTTCGGCCTCGCATAGTCCTGAATAGTAGCGCGTCAATAGAGTCTTCGTCATCTAGGTCAATGTTTGGCTTCTTAAACCACACCCCCAGATAGAACCCTGGGTGAGTAAATGGGAAGCGGAATACTAAGCACTTACCTAGTCTGTAAGGGCGGTCAGTCTCCTGAGTTGTTCCTACCTCAATAACCGGTAGTAGATGTCTATGCCAGTACTTTAGCTTTCCGCCGTATAGTGGTCCGTATGATTTCATTGCGTGAATAATACCCTAATTTCTTCGGGGAACTGTGCTTTTGGAACTTTCTTGTAGGCTGCCTGGTCTAATCCAGAGTTGCGCAGGTACTTTCCAGTAGAGTCTGTAACCTTTAAGTCTTGCCAGATCTCTATTGGTACATCAGGATACTCACAAATATAGGGGGCATCTCTAAACTGGATTAAAAGAGTTTCTGTGTCCTTCATATAAGCTAGCTGGAGCGCTCTGGGACGTGTTGGGTTGGTAGTTGGGGCGGCTCTTGTTTCCACAGGCCTTGCAAACTCAACGCCATATTTATCTTGTACATCTTGATACTTCTCTTCAATGTACTCTTCATAAGTAGTGGTTTCTTCTAAATAAGCCTTAACTGAGAAGTCCATAGACCGTGAGTGGTCTGGGCCTACTATCTGATCCCAGTTACCTAAAGGCGCTTTCTTTCTACCCATTATTCCTCACATACGTGGTCAGCGGTATCTGTCTCCAACACTCTAGCAAAACACGCTCCGCACCTTAAATACCTAGGCGGTTTAAAGTTGTTCTGCGCGGTTGCTCCAAGCGGAAACTCAGACCCATCTTCATTAAATGCTGGTGTAACAACTACTAGCTCTGGCTCTCGTAAAAGCTCTGGCGAGAAAGGCCCGTAGGCGTGGGTAACTTTATCTGGGACTGGATGGGCTTGAGGCGCGGCTATACGGGTAATTAGATGTGGAGCTACCATATCTAACTCGTAGTCAACCTCGCGGCTTCTTGACCCATAAGCACCAAAAGTCTCGTAGTCAATGCCCACTAGTTACTCCTGAACGGCAGTGCTCTTTGCAGTTGCTTTCTTCTTAGGCTTATCTTCTACTGGGGCTTCTTCTACAGGCGCCTTTTCAGATACAGGCGTGACTAAAGGGAAGTGCCCTGCAATAGCCCTGTCTTGCAACCAGTGTGGCAAACAGTTACCGCAGTAGTTAGCGGGGCTTACACCGGTCTCTGAATGAGTGTACACAGCCTCATTAAAACAGTTATCGCACTTCATGTAGTCCTCCTAAATAGTACTTCAGTATAGCAAAAAGGGGGCGCTACTGCGCCCCCTTAATATGTAAAGACTTACTTTGTAGGTGTTTGGAAGTGCTCGTAAGCGCCCTTGAGTACAGGACCAAAGACACCAATTAGAGCAGACCATGCAACCTGCTTAAGATGGTGGTTGCCGCCCTGCCAGATGGCTACTCCAGCAACAACTGTTGAAATGACATAGTGCTCGAAGAGAGCCTTTGTCTTTGCGTTCATTATTACTCCTCTATGTTATTTGCGTACGGCGTTATGATGTGAGAGTCCGCCTGAACGTTAGGTTTAGACGAGCTTTCACTGTGAGATGCTACACCCCCAAAGCCCGCCAATGCAACAGCTACAAGGTGTTTTGGGTCAGTAGAATATCCGGTAGCCGCCCAAGTCCCTAGGGCAGCCGATCCACCAAAAGCCACATGCACCGGGCTGCTGAAGTTAAGCTTTATCCCCACGAATGTGCTCCAATACTTCTCTCATGTGCCTGCGGAGCTCCTCAATATGGTTATGAGTCTCCTGGTCCAATTTAAGGTCCTTACTAATGATACGCCTGTCTTCGTCCCCAGAACGGTTAGTTGCGTTTAACAGTAAGCCTGAGAGCAGGATGGACTCTAAGGAGACAGTGAGCGTTAGCAGGTTAAATGGGTATGGGTCAAAGACAGCAAAGGTCATCCAGATAGTCCAAAAGATCAGATGAAATATGAGGAACCACGCTGAACCGAACGCTATTGAGGCCCAGTCAGACATCCTTTGGAATACTGCGCTAACCCCTTTGTTCTTCTTTTTTGTCATTCATTGGCCTTTGCTACCATAGAAGTGTAAGTGGCTAAATCAATACCTTTACCCTTAGAAGCTTTAAGGCCTGGATACAGCCCTTGATAGACAGGAATAAGCGCAATCTCTTCCTCAGTTAGCACGTTAGACACTAGGTTAGATGGCATAAGTCCCGCATTTGCTAGGGCCTTAGATACTACTAACTCAACATTGCCTTTAGCACCCACTTTAAACACAGATGATCCTGGGAACGGTGGCGCAACAATTACTGTTGGCTTGGTTGTAGGGACAGGCGCTGGAGTGTTAGATGTGTGAAGCGCTGCAGCTCCGCCACCAGTAAGCGCTGTAGCCCCAGCTACTCCTGTAGCTATAAGCTTGCTATTTCCATTTGATTTAGCTGGCGCTGAACTTTTTGCATAAGCTGGGCGGACAATGGCTAACACATAAAGATAAGGACGATGACGGCGATAGCACCCGTCTCCATTAGCCTGATTTCCTGTGTAGGACTCCGGGCCAGTGTTAAAGCCAATAGTTGTGAGACCATCTTTAGAAGCGGCTTCCACAAGCTCTACATGGTCTGCTACCCCGTTACCAGACCAAGAAAAGAACACAATATCGCCTGGAAGTGCAGAATATTTGTCCACTACTTGTTTGTTCTTCTGGAACCAAGTTAGCCCGTCTGGGCAGTAAGAAAACCCTTTAGGTGTCTGAGCTGCTACTAAATGAGATGCGTTGGCCTGTGCAAAGCACCAGCTGATACCCATAGCGCAATAGCTCTGGTTAGGAATTCCGTACCACGTTCCATAAGGATTCTCGTTGTTAGGGCCTTCTACAAACCCAATTTGGGTACGAGCGACATTGACGATATCAACCCCGGCTGTCACTGGTAGATCAACCTCTCAGCTAAGTCTCCTGGAGTAACAATGTTTGCTGGCTTGTTACAGAGGTCTATCTTTGCGGCATCGTATGCAAGAGCAACAAGTTCAGAGCAGATAACCCCATAGCGCTCAGCCATCTTTTCTAAGAGAGTGGTGTTAGCAAGCATCTTTAACCCTAGGATGCGAAGGACTAGGTTAGCTATATCTAAAAACCCGTAAGGACGATCAACAAGTTTTTTAGCGGCTTCAACGATTAGAGCGCGCTGTTCATCAGTTAGGTCTTCGTGTTGGTTCCAGCCGATTACCGGGTACTGGGTAGCTTTCCCAATAGCAACCCCAGTTGGGTTTGCCTGTACGATCATGCCGTCCCCGATATAAATAAAGGCGTGGTTCCACCTAGACATAGTTCCTAAGCGGATCAGCTTTCCAAAGAACCCCGTGGTCTTAACTACCCCGTAGTCTCCTGGGCGAGGTTCATAAGCCATTACTCTTTGTTCTCCTCAACGTATTGGTTAAAACGCCCTTCAAGACGCGCGTACTCAACCTTGATCTCTGTGATATCTTCACGGATCTCATCTTGCTTCTGGTCTAGCTTCTTAAGGATCGGTAAGACTTGAAGCTTAACGATGTCATTAAGAGAGCTGCCGTGATTAGGCTTTAACTCCTTAGAGTTCTCTTTCATCTCCTCTAAGTACTCTTTAACTAGCTCTTGTGTGTGGTTCTTAAAGATCCAACGGGCAATGCCCAAAAAAACACCTCCAACAACGGTGACTGATGCTGCTGTGCCTGTAACAGTTGCTATGTCCATTGTCAAGCCAATTCTCAATAGAGGAGTTATGTTAAGGAGCGCAGTTATTATCCGTAAGAAGTGCCACAAAAATGCGTGATTTGTATAGTTTTCCACAGAAATACAAAAATATCTGCGTCAACTAACGCTTCTGGCTTGACATAGGTTGTAAGGCTGCCTATATGCTAATACAACCGACTGAGAGGAGCAGCGATGCTTAATATCAGAATCAACTTCACAGTTGATGTAAAAAAGGTATCTAGACTGCTTGTAGCAGCAGTGCTAGTGTGGACACAGTTGTTTACACCAGCCAATGCCCTACCAGCCCCAGAGCCTAAGGAAAGGGTAGTGACAGTATCCCTTAACTACATAACCGTGAAGACGACACGGACAGACGCCAAGAAAGCCTTGGCTAGTACTTACGTTAAGTACTTTGATGCTCAGACGATTGCCTTCTTAACGGAGTATTCGGCGGGCAAGTCCATGACTGAATGGAAGTGTTTAAACTCACTTTGGTCTCACGAAAGCCACTTCAACCCTAAAGCCCTTAATATGGGCTCGCATGCCTTTGGTATTGCTCAGTTTCTCCCATCAACATGGGATAACTACAATGTAAAGAAGACTGCGGTGGCGCAACTACAAATTAAATATGGCCTACATTACATTGAAAAAAGATACGGAGACGCATGCAATGCTTGGAAGTTCTGGCAAGGACACGGTTGGTATTAAAGCCCCAGGGTTTGATGGTACGCAGATATGCGCTCAAACAGACCCTGACCTGTTCTTTCCAGACGAGTTCAAAGATCCTCGTCTAACCTTAAACGTGGCCCGCAAATTATGCAGGTCATGTGAGTTCAAAGAGCCTTGTCTAGAGTATGCACTAAAGCATGCAGATCTAGTCGGTATCTGGGCAGGCACAACTCAGAGGCAACGACAGGATATAAGAGCCTCCAGAAGTAGAGCGGCATAATAAGAAAGCCCCCGATCACTCGGGGGCTTTTTTATTTACGTTATTAGCAAACGTAGGTGAATGTGCCGTCCTGTGTTCCTGGATTTTCACCAGTTGCAAGCTTGTAGACCACCAAGTTAACTGGTGTTCCTGTGCTCTGGCTACCTGTAATAGACTGGCTGTAAACAGTTCCTGCGTTAGCAAGAGTTGCTCCAGAAGTCGTGTAGGTGACTGTTCCTGTATCGAAGTCAGCATTTCCTAGAAGGCGGTCAGCCTCTTTAACAGTCAAACCTGTGACTGTAGGAACTGTCTGGGAAGAGGTAACAGCTGCAATTGTGACAACAGCGTTTCCTGCAACACCTGCGAGTGCTGAGTCTGTAGCAGCATTTGTAACTGTGAACTGTGTAGCAGTTGCAGAAGCGACTGTTACGCCAGACAAGTTAAATGCTGATGCAGTTGTGTAAGTTGGAGCGTAGTACTGAGTAGCGATTGGCTGAGTTGAACCAGCAGCTACATAGTTGTAGAGGCCTGTGATTGTTACAGTCTGTCCTGACTGGAAGTTGTTGTTAGCTGTGTAGGTAACAGTTCCACCAGAAGCTGAAACCGCAGTTACAGTTGCATAGAGCTTTGTAGCTGGGTTGAAGCCGCCGTTAGAGGTGTTCTGTGGGAAAGCATCCCAACCATTGATAGCACGAACGTGGTTATCAGAAGGGACTGTTAGAGTTACCTGTCCAACTGCCTTTGTAAGATCTGCGGCGGCAATTGTGTAGCTAGCATAGTCAGTTGTTGTTCCCCAGCCGTAGTCTGCGCCAAATCCTGGGATAACTTCTAGGTTAACTGCGGCCTTACCAGTAGCGCCTGAAACGGCACGATCTTGAGTAGAGCTTGTAACTGTGAAGTTTGAAGATGATGCAGTAGCAATTGTTGCTGAGGTCTTATTGTAAGCAGATGTGTAGGTACCTGTAGCTGTTGAGGTTGAGCCTGTAGCAGCTGAAGTTACTGTGAAGTTTGTGTTGGTTGTAACAGCCAAGATAGTCTTGGTGCCGTTAAAGCCGCTAGTAGAAGCTCCGGTAATAACAATTGTCTGACCGGCTGAAAGACCTGTTGTGCTAGAGGTTGCATAAGTTACAACACCAGCAGAAGCTGTGATGCCTGTGATAGCAACTGTGCTTGAAAGCCCAGTAACAGTTACAAGCTGACCAGCGTTGAAGTTATTAGCTGCTGTGTATGTAATTGTGGTTCCGTCACCAGAAGCCGCTGTTACTACAGCAGTGTCAATGTCGGATCCGGCAGAGCCTGTTGTTCCGCCAGTAGCATTGTAGGTAACTGGTGATGTACCAGTGCGGTCGTCATTTGTCTGAAGTGGAAGGTTTCCGTAGACAAAATCAACAGCAACGTTACCTGAAGGGGCTTGCTTGTAGCCCGAGTCACGAATAACTGTCATTATGTTTCCAATCTATAGATGGGTTTAACGTCCCATGCGCCTGGGACGTTATAAGTTTATCTACTAAATCTAAGTGTGTCGGGCTTTAATTAAACCTATTAACAGCCCATAAGCATAAAAATATCTTGGATACCTGCTGTAGAAGATCCGGCGGCTACTCCATTTATGTTGCCATTTTGATCTACAAAAGACACAAGAGTCCCAGATGAATTACGCCATTCTTGTAAGTTAACTGATTGACCTGAAGCATTTGCTTGAATTACAAACCCTTGAAGGGTGCCTACTGAAGGGGTAACTGTGTTTGGGTATGTAGAAGTTGGGGATGTACGAACATAGAGACCTGCATGGCTGTCACCGGCAACGCCTTTTTCAATATTTGTAAGGCGATCTCCAACTGAAGGGTAGGTGTAACTTGAAGGTGACCATGTGCTTGATGAGTTTACTGAAGAAGATGTTAGAGGATTATTTCCTGTAGCTGTGGTGCCAAGCACGGTCTCAATAGCGTAAACTTCGTCTTGAATAGTGTTTGGGTCAGCGGCGTAAATGGTGTCAGTTACGTCATGGTGGACGTTAAATACTTTTGCCGAAGCTGGATACGAGGCGGTCATACTTACCCTTTCAGAGGAGACAGTTACAGTTTACTGCCTATTTAATTAGTTTTGGTGCTCTCCATTAGGTCCTTTTCCAGGGGTGCCATAGACAGCAATACTTGGCTTCTCGTTTTCATTTAAAAACAGATGGCGTAGGCCAAAGCGAGAGTCCCTGATAGTTGACTCTTTAGCCTTAGGTTGTTGAAACTCTTTTTTACGGCTCATGGTGTCCATCGGTTTGACTGCTTAGCTTGAGTTGGTCTGCCAGGCACTACTGGTGACATTACCCTTGTGAGCTTTTCCCTAAACTGACGCGCCTTTAAAGACCTAGGGTATGAAGTTATGGACGAAGAGATGCTGGATGTAATCCCGCCCTTAACTTTCTTACTTGCCACGTGGTTCCTTAAATTGCTTTAAATTGCGCATTCCAGGAAGTGCTGGTTGGTAGGCTTTGCCACTAGTTGCAATTTTGTTTGGTTCCGGCTTGTACGCAGGTTTAGTTGCTGGCTTAGATGCGGGCTTATTTTCTTTTGTCTGCGGCTCTTTAGCCCTAGTTTTACTTTTAGGATCAGCCGTCTTATCTTTAGATGTCTTTAGCTTAGTTAAGTTATTTTTACTAGCATTTTTAAGGCTTGAAGACACATGGGCGCCGATAGCAGCAGCGCCCTTTAATGTAAGAGACGTAGAAGATACTGATCGGCCTTTAATTGTCATACTCTGATTCTAAATGGTTTTGTTCACAATGGCGTGCTAAAGAAGGCACTACCCAAGTTTTGCCACATATTTTGCACCGATAGCTATTGCTTTGTGGTTTTGCCACGCTATCTCCTTAGTGCAGTAGGTTGAACTCACCTTCGGGATCATAAACCTGCAGGGCTGTAGTCACCAGCTTGGTGCCAGCTTGACGGGCATGGTGCCCGCAGAATAGGAGTTCTCCGTGAAGAAATGACGCCAGTACTTTTGCAGCGGCTCCACAGGTATCACAACGGTCTTGAAGGGTTAACTCTCTATGGTTGACCATAGTCTTCATTACAGGCGTTCTCCGCGAGAGCGTTTAGCGTCCTCAATGTCTTGACCGTTATCTGAGAGTGGCATCATTTTTGGGCGGCGAGATGCTGCAATCTCATCCATAGTTTCTGGAGTTAAAGTCCCAAAACCTTCAGGAACATCACTGTAATCTGGTTCAGGCCATTGGCCTTCTGAACGCTTCACGCAACACCGCTTCCACCAGCCGTGGGAGCTGCTCCTGCCGCAGCACCGCTTCCAGAATTCATACTAGCACCTTCAGCAGCTTCTTGTGAGGCAGTCTCATTAGCTTCTGACATAGGTGACTCTGCGCCAAAGTTACCTACAACACCACTGCCGCCAATAGTTAAGTAAGACGGATTAACAGTCTCTGTGCCTGGTCCCCAAAAACCAAGTGCAGGGTACTGCTCATGGTACTTAGTCTTTTTAGAATATTTCACTTCTCATTTTCTTTCTTACCTGCGCGGCGCTTGTTCTCTTTAGCAGTATTCTTACCTTTATCGAGTAGGCGCAAGTTACCTTTAGAGTCATTGTTGTGATTATTATCTTTGTGATCAACAGTCTTGTTCTTAGACTTGATCTTGCCATTAGTAGATTCGTAATCAGCGCGGGCTTTATTCTTAGAAGTAGTTACCCACTTACCATCTACTTTCTTCTTGTAGACGTAAATCTTTCTTCCGCCGTTGGCTTTGCTACCATCGTATGGCCCAAACTTCTTAACTTCTGACATATTAGGCCTCCTGTAGTAACTTATTAGTTTTAGACATATTGCACCAAGCATGGCTTGGCCTTACATTCTCTAGTGTATTAGAGCCACCCTTAGAGATAGGGATAAAGTGGTCTAAATGAAAACCAGAGCGCCACCTACCTATTCCAGCGCGGCTAGGTGCACCGAAATCTATGGGCATATCACAAAGGTAACAGTTAGTGCCGTACGTCTCAAATACTTGAGCTTCTGTGTACAGCTCAGTTGACACCATCTTTTTTATAGCTTTACGTTTGCGGTCTTTTGCTCTCTTTTTGTCTCTATGATTCTCGGCATATGTTTTGTAATAAACAGCCGTTTTATCACGATTTCTACGCTGCCACTCTATAGATGTATTTGTACATTGCTCTTTATTGGCGGCATAATAGGCGGCTGACTTTTTACGTCTGGCCTCTAAACAAGGCTCACAAGCAGGCTCTTTACGGCGCTTGTGGTACTGATAACCAGTATCCGTGCCGCAATAAGTCTTTGTTTCAGCCATTGTTCTTATGCCAATCTCGTACGGCCTGCTCAGCCTCAGATAGGTTCTTAGCATCTAGTGTGTAAGTTCCGCCACCCTTTGGGTGATGAACCTTAAACTTCTTGCCGTGCTTATCAACAACGTGTGGTTCACCATCTACTTTAAACTGATCTTTATCTTTATTCATTAGCAGTCCCACGCTCTCAATGACTTGTTAATCCGTGAGTTAGGATCTTTAGCGGTTTTAGAAGATGTGTTTTTAGACTTCATACCTTCCATGCGTGCGCAGAATGATTTACGGCGCGCAGCGGACTTAGGAGATTTTTTAGCTTCTGCTTTCTTAACAGGTGGCTTTAGGTTATGACCTTCTGCTTTAGCAGATGCGCGACCCTTAGCGTTAAGTCCGCCCTTAGAGTTTTGACCCTCTTTACGAGTCCATGCTGGTGATTTAGCCATTAGTCTCTCCTGACTTTCCAAATAAGCTTCCTATTGTTAAAGATATTCCTCTAGGTTTTTCTTTATCAGCATTGTTATGGTCTTGCTGACCTTGGTTAAAAGAGCCTGAACGGGTAAGAGATTGCTCAGCCGCACCAGACTCTGTACTTGCTGCAGCTTCTCCTGCGCCTGCTGCGGCTGATTCCCCAGCTACTTCTGCAAGTGGTAATAAAAATGACATGTTATCTCCTAGTAAGTTCCAAGTGTAAAGCTTGGGGTGTTTTGACGAGTGTTAGTCTGTGGGGCCATACCCTTTTCTAACTCTGTTGTGCGAGATGTGTTATCTGGTGCGGGAGCGCCCATAGTTGGCTTTGATTCAACCTGCACTGGAGAAGATACATCTGACTTAATTAGGTAATCGTTCATCGCATATCCATGTTTCTCTTCTGGCGGTTAAGGATATCTGCTGATTGTTCAGATACGTTATAGCGGCCGTAAGAGGCGCGTGGGCCATCATATTGTCCATTATGTACTACTCGAAACTCATTAACGCGGGAGCGCTTAGGCATAAGTTCTTTCTTAGACTTCTTTTTGCCTGGCATATTCTCTCCTAAAGCGCGTTCAGCTCGGGTGCGTCCTAGTGCTGGATCTTTCACGGTACGTTCTCACTATGCTCTACTGGAACTAACATGTTTGGATTAATGTCTGTAGCAGCAGCTACTCTGTGACCTCCGTCAGATACCATCTCACCAAACCTCTTTGAATGTGCTATAAAAACTGGCTTTTTAACTCCGTCGTTTTTAATAGACTCATAAAGACCGGACTTCTTTGCGGCGTCTACCTTATAGTCAGCGTGTTCTTTTTTTATAGTATTTTTATCTTTAGAGGGGTCAGTCATGTGCTCATACTCAACATCGATGTTGCTGGTATTTTTAAAGTTTTTTGCTGGACGAAACATGTCTAGCTGTTGCCACTGGCTTTCAGAGCGATTCACTTGCGCACCTCCTCTAGATAATCTAGGTATACAGGTATAAGCATATCGGCTAGCTTTTCTTTTTTATCCTTATGCTTCTCTTCAAAGTGGCGTATCCACTCGTGACCGTTATATCGTAGGTTTCCACAGCCGTTATTAACATCCGCCCAGCAAATCTTGGCAAAAGCACCTGCGCGCCCTGGAAGATCCAGCTGCTCCCACAACCAAGTAGAGAAGTGCATATTAACGCGGTGGGAGTCCGCGGCGCTTTCTTACTGCTTCATTGCGCACATTGCGCATAGACTTCATATTCCAGATTGCGTCTTCTCCGCGCTCAATCATCTTATCTTCTGCGCGTTTCTTTTGGGCGTAACCTGTAGATAGATCAACTTGTACGCCCTTAGCCCTGCTTTTCTTACTGCTGTTATCGACCCAAGAACCCATCATGGCCTTTTTATCTTTGGTTTCAGTCTTTAAGCGGTTAAGGTGCATAGAGAATTGACGAGGTGTGAGCGTGTTCTGTCCTGGAGCATATGCGGTGTCAACTGGTAGGCCGGTTCTTTGAGACTTTTCTTTGCCAACAATGTGCATACTCTCGCCTGGTTTGGCCAGCTTCATCGAGTTAAGGTTGATGGAGGCGCCCCCAAAGTCCCTTGTACTATCAATGAAGGACTGAGCCTCGTTAGGGCTTTCAGCAAGGGTACGGATTTCGCGCTTAGAGCGCTCGTGTTCACTTAGGTCGCCATATGACATGCTAGTATTCTCTCGTAAAAGACTTAGAGAAAAAGGTTAAAGATGGCTGTAGATGTTGTGGCAGTAGATGTCGATCCTACCGTTTGGCAAGCTTATTGCGAAGAGTGCGATAAGTACGTCAGCGACACCACCGACGACGTTAAGTACGCCGAGAAGAAAGGGTTAGTACACCTAGCTACTAACCACATTGAACACAGTAATATGGCACCCGCAGATTCTCAGGGGTAACAAAGAGCTTTTTCGAGCAGTGGTTGCATTGCACCTCATGTAGGCCGCTCTCAGCTAATTTGATGGTAAAGCTGTGGGTATAGAAGATCTTGGTTGCATACCAGACCAAGGCCGCGGTTATGACTAACATTCTTTGCAGTACTGACACTTACATCTATTGGTAGCACAAGGGCACTCTTCATCAGATTGCATTAGGCCAGTTCCCTGACACCAGTAACAAGGCTTCTTCATCGGTTGACCATATAGACCGCGAGAACACTAACGGCGATTGTCGCTACTAGCAGATATGGCAGGTAGCTCTCAAACTTCTCCATTTTTCCTCCAGATGATCTCTAAGAGCTCTTCATCGTTATAGACCTCGTGAACCCGTAGGAATGAGGCCACATCCTTCGCAATGGAGGCTCTAAGCATAGTCTCGAAGGCGTCCATATCTGCATCTCTAGTCATGGATGAAGTCTAGCATTCCCGCGATGAAGGCTGTCAAGCAAATGTATGCCAGATGTAGACATAGGTCTTATCGGGATTTGCCGCCCGCTCAGGGACATGCTCATCACAATAGCGCCACCAGGAGTAGGCAAACCACACAGGGTCCTCCTCGCAATCAGGAGTAAAGCACTTACCCATTCTCGCAATGACTCTATTCTGGTCTAATTCCATAACCGCTACTTCCCAGTGAGCTCTTTATGGATCTTATTGACTTCAGATAAAGAAGCTTCATCGACAATAGTCCTCATCGATATACCGCCATGACTTATCTTTGCCCCATAAAGCGCCTCTTTAAGACCCTTTCTAGTCTGACTAGCAAGCTTGGTCAACTGCTCAGGGGTAATCTCTTTATCTGTTAACCCAACGATCTCAATCTCTAGCGTTATCTTTTGGTACTTTCTCATTACCGCAACTTAGCGCAACCTTGCAACCTATGCAACCTCTTTAACACAACGCGCCACTCCCCGCAAATCGGCTAACTCTGCTTCCCCGTCTATTCTATTCGTAACTACCGCAGGCTACTGCCTCCCCCATATATGTGATACCTGTGGATTTTATCTGGCGCCGTTCCTGAGAATTGGCTGAGTTAACCCTGGGGGGTGTCTGATAGTTTCCTGAGAGTCGGCTGATAGTCCATTCTCAGGAAACTCTCAGGGAATAAATTGGGTGTAGTGTCCGTTATACAGGCACAGGGCAAGCACAGGGCAAGCCCGAATAACAAGGGAAAAAATATGAACAAGCAGGATATGGGTCAGGCACTAGTTGATTATTACGACACTCTCTACTCGGTGGCGTTTAATCTCACACGCGATTCTCACAAGGCGAATGACCTAGTGCAGACTACGGCAGAAAAGGCGATCAAGGCAAGCGATTCATTCTCAGAGGGTAATCTTGTCGGGTGGCTAGTAACTATCCTCCGTAACACTTTCCGTAACGATTACCGCGCAGAAGATCGCATCTCATTCTCACCTATTGAGGAATTGCTCGAGCAGGGTACGACTATGGAGGACGCTGTCCTCGCCAGTGATGAGGACAGCGAAGTGAAGTCGGACTCTCGATTCTCTGAGGCAAGCGCGGAAAATGCCTATCTATCCAGCCTCTCTGGTGGATACTCTCCAGAATTGGCAAGCGCCTTGCAGAATATCTCAAAGGCTCACCGCGAGATTCTCCTACTCAAGGCTGAGGGCTACTCATATGAGGAAATCGCGGGAATCCTCAAGATCGAAGTCGGCACAGTAATGAGCCGACTAGCCCGCGCTCGTAAGTCAATGAAGGAGGCTCTAGTATGAGCCTCCTAAATCCCCTAGTTTCCGGCCTCCCAATAACAGCGATGTTATTGGGAGCAGGGATCTGCTTCTCGATAGCATTCTTCAAGAAGTAAAAGGTAGGCGCGGGAAACCGCGCCCTATCTATTAGCCCTGTCAAGGGCTAGGCAAGTGGGTTTGGCATAGTCCAACACAAACATATGAACGGCATTCGGGTAAGGCGTAATAAATTGAACCCTATAAAAGACATTAGACAAAAGAGAGCAAAACGTCTAACCCTCAAGTAACACTTCATTCCTGAGAGTTATCTGATAGTTAGCCGAGGGAATAATATGAGGGGTCTATTTGTTCTATAAGTGTAAGACCACTACTACTACAAGGGAGCAAGACAATGGATAGATTTTATACTAATAACACTTATGATGTGTCTGACGCGCAGGATTTTAAAGTGCGTGTAGCAGACCCACTAGACGCCGACATATATTTA